AGGAAAAGCAAAAGACGGCACAGCCGTATTAACCGCTATTCTTTGCCCTAATGAATCACTTTTAAAACTGAATCAAGCAGACCAAGCTGTTTATTACTCTATAGAAATAAACAGAAATTTTATGGACACAGGGAAAACGTACTTAACAGGGCTTGCTATGACCGACTATCCTGCGTCAACACGTACAACTCGTGCAAGCTTCTCTAATAAAGACACCAATAAAGACAACAAGCAAAATCAACTGTCTGAACATAAACAAAAATTCGAGCTGACATTAGATCAACAGCTTGGTGAAAAACAAAGTTCATTTAAAAACATATTCAAAAATTTATTTGCATCGAAAAAGGAAGACGAAATGAAGCCAGAAGAAGTAGCCGCAGCAATTCAACAAGCACTTGCTGAGCCATTAACTGAATTTAGTACCGCATTAAATGCTAGCACACAAGCAACACAGCAATTATTGACTAAACTCAATGACAAAGAAACTGACCAGCAAACTGACAAAGAAAACGCCAGTGATGAAGACCAGCAAACTGAAGAGTTAAGCGCATTAACATCTAAATATGAAAATTTAGAAACTAAATTTAATGCACTAAATAAAAACTTTAAAAAAGCAATTAACCAACAAGCTGACGACACAACCGACACCGATGAAGACCATGAAGGTGCTGATAGCCAATTCGGTAAAGACTTTTTATAAATACTTTATAAAAAAAGATCTTCTAGCTAAGTCAAACTTTAACTTTTAATGAAATAAACACGGAATTTAAGCAAATGAAATTAAAAACAACAAAACTATTCGGCGCTATTTTAGCAGGCCTTGCAAGTAGTTATGGCGTTGTGTCAATGGGTGAACAATTTGCAGTTGAACCAACAATTGAACAAAAGCTTTACGACAAAGTATATGAAAGCGCAGAATTTTTACAACAAATTGACACTCAACTTGTTGATGATTTAGTAGGCAGTGCCGTTACCGCAGGTGTTGAAGGTGGCATTACCGGTCGTGCAGGTGTAGAAACTGACGGCACTCAACGTGAAACAAAAGACCCATTGGGTTTAACTGACCGCGAATACCGTTGTTACCCGGTTGAATGTGATACGCATATTTCGTGGCAGCGTATGGATATGTGGGCTAAATTCCCAGATTTTCACACCCGTTTTCGTAATCATGTTCGACAAGCCATCGCTTTAGATGTGATCAAAATTGGTTGGAACGGCACAAGTGCCGCTAACATTACCGATATTGTTGCTAACCCAATGTTAGAAGATGTAAACATTGGTTGGTTAGAATTAGTGCGTGTTGGAAATGCGGGTAACGTTATTGTTGACGGCGACCAAGTGAATGGTGAAATTCGCATCGGTGAAGGTGGTGATTATCAAAACCTTGACCAAGCCGTGCATGACTTATTGCAAGCTATTCCTACACATAAACGCATTGGATTAGTCGCTATTGTTGGTGATGAATTACTCGCAAAAGAAAAAAATAAGCTTTATGCAAAGCAAGCGCATACGCCAAGTGAAAAAGAAAAAATAGAACTTGAGCAAATTATTGAAACCTTTGGTGGCTTACGCGCTTATAAAGTGCCGTTTTTTCCTGAAAAAGGTATTTTAATTACCAGTTTTGATAATTTATGTCATTACATTCAAGCAGGTTCTACCCGCACTAGTGTAGAAGAAAATGCAAAGAAAAAGCGCATTGAAGATTACCAATCACGTAACGATTGTTATTACATCAACGACCTTGAAAAAATTGCCTTTTTTGAAGCATCTAGCGTGAAACTAGACAAAATAAAAGACCCTGCAAGAGTTGCAAACAGCACTTTTGATGCAGACGACCCGCTTCATTGGATTTGGTCATAAATAAGTAAAAAACCAACACTCAGTTTACTACCCAGGGTTTATTTTCTGGGTAGTCTTTTTACAACTTTTAGAGAACTTTTTTAAATGAGCATAGTTAAACGCAATAAACTAAAAGCACTAATCCAAGCAGAACTAAACAAAGTCGCACACATTGGCGTTGATAAAAGCAATAAAGCTGATATTGATAGCAGCGCGACGGTTAAAGCTGACAATACTAACACTATTGCTATTAAACCAGAGCTTGAACTTTTTAATGCTTCAATTGACGCGAACTTATCTCAATTAAAAAAGTTTTTAACCCTTGAAGAAAAAGACAAATTCAAAGCCGAAGCCATTGAAAAAGATGAATACATTGATTATGTAGACCGTTATTTAGCCAGTGGTGAACACTACCCAAACAAAGCCTTTACATGGATATTTATTTGGTTAGTTGACTTAGGACACTGGCAACAAGTGCTTAATTACTTGCCACACTTAATAACCCAGCAACAACACTTACCCAAGGTATTTAATACTAAAGAATGGACAACTTTTTTAATTGACCAACTTTACGACGCAGGGTCGAAAGAATTACAAGAACAACAGAAAATTAACGAACGAACACCCGAAGTATTAAGCAAAAGCCAAATTATAAACGTATTTAACAGCCTAATTGCTTTTGTTGAAAAAGAAAAACCCGTTGTTAACGACGTGGTATTAGGCAAGTTATACACCATGGCTGCAAAACTTGAATATGTACACTTTAACTTAGGTAATTCATTAAACCTTTGTTTAAAAGCAACCAAGACAAATGACAAAGCAGGCGTTAAAAAACTTGCTAAAGACATCGCTAAAAATATAAATAAAAACATAACTATTTAAACGTTATTTAACATTTTATAGAAAATTTAACAGCTCTATCGCCAGTGGGCAGGCAACATTAAACCAGTTTACTCCTTAATTTTCTCGGTTTAAATGTTGTCGGCGCCCACCCCTATTTTATATGCAAAGGTACATGATCGTATTATGGTTTTATTATGAATTTGTCAGGAATGCCACATGCCGAAATGCCAGAAAACATGGTTGAAAACAATAGTTTTTACCCTGCGCTTAGCATAAATGAACTGAGTGAACATTATGGCGTAAGTGGTGACTATGGCGGAAATATTGACATTATTATATTTGCTGTCAGTAGCGCCATGCTATTTGTTAATGACGAACTATCACAATATAACGCGCTTAACTGGCGTGACAGCCCAACGCTAGAAAACGTGCAAAGTGAGCAAATAGACGGAACTAGCCGATTAATTACCTTATACAAACAAGCAGTGTTCAGCCTAGCAAAAGCCAAGCTATTAATCAGTAGATTAGGCGAAACTAATCGTGACCAACAAGCAGCACAACAGCAACAAGCCAACGACAACGAACGTTATTGGCGTAAAGCCAGTTATGACGCTATTCGCCAAATAATGAATGAAAGTAAAAATATAAGCGTTGAGCTGTTATGAGTGATCAAAGCAGTAGCACAGGTAACAACACAGGCAGCAAGCTAGAACGCTTAGTTAAATATTTAATTGATGTCGAATATCAAGGTAAAAAACTCGCCTTAGCCACACAATTTGACGCATGGATAGAAGGTGGTCGAATAGTACCTTCAGGTAAACGCGTTAATAGTAACGGACTAATAGGTGGTCGTTTTTATTACAGCGCAGTAATTAGCATTAACCCGTGTAGCGCACCAATCGAGCTTATTTGTGCCTTTGTTAGCTTTTGGCTACAAGCCAATGGCAGCATCGACGACAGTAGCGAGGTGGAATTTAGCAGTGATAAAAACGACGACAATAGCAACGACATAGAACTAACGATAGAAACCTTTGTTGAAGATATTGAACTGATTGAAAAACCTAATGGCCCTTTCATTTTAAATAATAAAAATTATGACTTTGGTGAACAAAGTTTATGGATAGCCGAAACGTTCACCTTAATCGAACAGGTTATAGGTAACGAGTAGTGTTAAAACTAGAAATAAACACGAGTAAAGCAAATGCTCAGCTACAGCTTTTATTGCTTGACCCAAGAAAACGACGAAGAATTATGCGCGGTGCAGGTAGAAAAGTAAGAAAATCGAGCAGAAGACGGCTTACAGATCAAACAGATTTGTCAGGCAATAAATGGCAAGCAAGAGCAAACGGCAAAAAAACAAAAATGCTACGTAAACTGGGCAAACATTTACAAGTTCATACAACCCCAAACAAAGCAACGATAACGTTTGGACGCCCGATTATTGGAAAAATAGCAAGAGCACAACAAGATGGTATTTCTCAAAAAATGACCGCTAAAGAAGCGGTAAAAAAAGACAGAAAAACAAATAATGGCGCAGCCACTAAAAATCAAGCGTGGGCGTTAAGAGACTTAGATTACAAAATTAGAAGAACCCAAGGCAAAGGATGGAAAACACCCACTTTAAAATGGATTATGAACAATTTAACCTTTGATCACGCCGGTGCAATTATTGGAGCCATAAGAAAAAGAGAAAAAGGCTTTGTGAGAAAAAAAAAGGAATGGGTTAAGCCTCTTGCTCGGCGATCTTTTTTAGGTATGCAGGAGTGGGAACGGTCAAAACTTGAGGTTTACATATTAAGCGAGGCTTTCCGCCTTAGTTAGCACATCAATTAGTTAGCACATCAATTAAGAAAAAGGATAAAAAAATGGCACAAGGTAAAGTATCGGTCGCCTCGCTCAATACAGGCAGTGGCGCAACTAAAGAAGTAGAACGCTCAGTATTATTTATAGGCGTTGCTACTGAAAACATCGGTGACATCGTTGCTATTAATGCCCAAACAGATTTTGACGACTTAATAAGTTCGGGTGATTCAGCACTTAAAACACAACTTAAAGCATGGGTACGCAATGGTGACGACCTTGTTTCTGGTTGGGCTATCCCTATTAGCTTAGGTGACGACGAACTTGCCTTGATTGACATAGCAATGGATCAAGATATTAGCCCTGAAATTATTGTTATTTGTTCACCCGTTACCGGCAAAGCACAAGTTGAAGCGTTTCAAGCCAAAGCCCAAGAATTACTCGCTAAATACTCACGTAGAGTACGTTTTTTAGTTGCCGCACCAGGTTGTGACCCAACCGCAGGAACAGGCGACTCGTGGAGCGAACATTTAGCCGCTATTCAACCCCTGCAAGACGGTGTAGTTGCTACCCGTGTTGCTGTGGTGCCTACCCTTTACGGTGACGAACTAGGCGCAGTGGCAGGTAGATTATGCAAACGCTCAGTCACTATTGCCGACAGCCCCATGCGCACACAAACAGGTTCATTGTCTTTACTGCCAAGCCCCGTTGATAAAAATGGCGCACCGTTAACCAATGCAGTAGCCGCCGCACTTGATGCTATACGTTTTAGTTGCGTGCAGTTTTACCCTGATTTTGACGGCATTTACTTTGGTGACGTAAATATGCTTGACGCGGAAGGTGGCGACTATCAAAAAATTGAAGCAGGTCGGGTAGTTGACAAAGTGGCGAGACAAGTTCGAATTATTGCGATTTGGCAAGTAAAAAACCGCCGTTTAAATAACTCACCGACGGGTATTGCTTTTGGTAAACGCGTACTAAGCAAACCACTACGCGACATGAGTAAAAGCATCAACATTGGTGCGGATAAGTTCTCCGGTGAAATACGCGAACCAACCGACGAATCAATAGGCTTAACCTTTGTTAGTGCTACGCAATTAAACGTATTACTAAAAGTACAACCTATTGATTCACCAAGCACTATTTTAGTCGGCATTATGCTCGACAGCGAAGAGTAAGGAGTAATTTATGACAGTTAAAGCATTAGGCGGCAAAGATTTTGATATTTTCGTGGGCGATAAAATGATCCACGTTATTGAAGCATCTGTAAAAATAACCGATGGCAGAAAAGTTAAATATGTACGTGGCGTGCCGAAAGGCTTTATTGATGGCCCGGTTGAAGCCGAAGTGTCATTAAAGCTAGATCATGAAAATTACTTGCTTGTTGAAGCACAAGCAAAAGATGCAGGCAGTTGGAAAGGCATTGAGCCGTTTGACGTGTCATTTACTGCCGAAGTGGCGGCAGGATCTAAAAACGTAGAAGCCTTTGGCGTATTGCCACAGCTTGATGAAATTTTAAACATTAAAGCAGAAGGTGGCGAAGAAGACGCCACCACCATTAAAGGCATCGTTACCTCAAGTGATTTTGTTAAAATTAATGGTATACCTTATTTAACGGCTGATGAAGTAAGAGACTTATAGCAACAGTAAAGCAAACGTAACAAGAGCACACAACATGAACATAACGATTAAAAACTTATTAGCAGCAATGGAAGTAAATAACCACCTTGTTTTTAAAGGTGAATTAAATATAAACATTATTGGCGTGCGTAATAAAAACACCCGTGCAAATACCTTTAATGACGTAATGTGTGTGCTTTTTCAACAAAATAACCAATGGCAACTTCACCAATATAAATGCACTACTGATCCAGGTGTTTATTACCGTAAAAACCCGTTAAATATTGAAGGAACAGCCGTTGTTGTACCAATGCAACACCGAAGCTTATGGACGTTTGGCATTCACCAAGGTAAATACCCCGCGTTAGTGCAAAACAAACCAATAACCGTTTTTCGTGATGGAAACAAGGATGAAGCGATAGACACGGACGTTAACCTTGTTAACACGCAACGCGGCTATTTTGGCATAAATTGCCACCGAGCAAATGCACAGAATGAATCAACCCAAGTAGACAAGTGGAGCGCAGGTTGCCAAGTGTTCGCAAAACCTAATGAATTTGCTGAGTTTTTAAAACTCTGCCGTGAATCGGCTAAAACATGGGGCAACACGTTTACTTATACACTGCTTGAGCAACAGCAACTAACCAACGAACCTAACAACAAAGAGTAAACTATTATGGCTTTAGAGCAAAAAATCACCCTAGAAGTTAACGACGCTGAATTTGTTTTTAACGTTAATGCAGCCGCATACAACAAATTTTTAAACACCTCATCGCAAGGGGTGAAAATTCAAGGCGCAACTAACTTTTTAATGGACGTGGTAGACGACACCAACCGCAAAGACTTAAAAGATTTATTAAAAAAACCAGGGGCAGCACATAATGTGGTGGGCGCGGTTGTTGAACAATATCAACCTGAGTTTAATATAACCGTAAAAAAATAGAACAGCGGGCAAAAGACATTGGTAAAAACCCAATAGATCAAATGCTCGCGTATCACTGTAAATGGTTACCTCAAGCAAAGGTAAGCGAAGAAAGCTTAGCGCAAGCGTTGTTTTTAGAAAAAGACAACGTAAAAAGCCAACAAATAGCGGTTAACAATGGTATTTGTCTGTTTTTTGAAAATAGCTAAAACAGCTAAAGCGGCTAAA